AGCGTTCATAGCTTCAAACCTGTCACCATCGGCAACGATCGTGAAGCACCCTGCGGGAGGGCGCCCCACACCTAGAGATTCAGATTCGTTAGAATCGATGACTCCAACTAAGTATGTTTCTGCTATACATGCTTAGGGTTCCTGCTATAGATACATAAGGTTTGTATCCAGAGAAGGGTCTTCCCTATGAGACGACGTCTCGTAGCGCTCATAGCCTGAATTAGGTGACGTGTAGTCTTAAATATGAGAAAGATGTTAAGTTGAGACTTTGGTCGGTCTCTGAAAAGAGAGGTGCTGACACCTCCTTTCTTGAATTAAACTTAACACCTTCCTGACGAAAGTAGAAGAATTAATTTGTTTCAACTCTTCGGACCTTCGCTAAGTCACTAGAACAAACTACGGTCTTCCTCAAGATTGAGGAAGTTCGCGGAGTTTGTCTTCTAGCGGCCTGAACAATTGGTCTAGGGGAAACAACGCACAATGTTATTGTTATGGCATCTTCGATTCGGGCTCTGTGACAGAGCTCCGGGCCGAAGTTTGTCGTTCAGTACCTTCGAGAGTCTTCTCGCCTTGTACATAAGTACCTGGCAGGAGAATCTCCTGGTGTTACTGAAGGCAATATCCTTGTGTCAGTTAATTCCGATGGGATCCCGACGATTATTCCGCATTCTTTCCGGGAAGCATTTAAGCTTCCGGTCCGAGATTACCGAGTAATTCGTCTGGTTCTCACTATCCTAGGACTCTATCGAGTTATTGAAGTTGCTAGTGTTGCCAAGATTGGCACGATCACTGATCCGTTCGCGGGTCTTTCGACAGTGCTGGACGTAACAATGCTTACAACGGCAATTTCTCGACTGTTCCTCGGTGAACGTCTTCTTATGCGCAAGGTGTGACCGGTTTGACTCCGGACCGCATCTCCGCTTTCAAAGGTTTCCACAACGGGAAGTGGTCTCGATGCTTTTGCATTTTGATCTTTCCCTAGTGTCCTTTGAAGCTTTGTTAAGCTAAGTTGACTAATTCCTCGAGGTATTGTCCTGACCTCATTCATGCTTCTATTTGGATCAATCACAGCAGTGATTGTTACAGTAGTTAGCTGAATGACTTCATATGTGTGAACTCCTATCCTTGGGCGTCTTTCTGAAAAGAAGGAAGCCGCGGGGAAGGTACGAGTATTCGCTATTACGGACTGATGAACTCAGACTCTACTGCACCCGATTCATCGGGGGCTAATGGAGATGCTGAAGTCTCTAAGTCCGATTGACGGGACTTTCAACCAAGGAGCTGCGGTAGATTATGCTTGTGATATGGCCCGTTCCGGGCTTCCATCATTTGCATTCGATCTCTCAGCTGCTACTGATCGTCTCCCAATCGACGTTCAAGTGCAAGTTCTGACAATTCTGTCTAGCTCGCGCCTTGCGTCGGAATGGAAGAATCTTCTTGTAGGTCGAGAATGGTATCTTAAGGGTCAACCCCTAAAGTATGGTGTAGGTCAACCCATGGGTGCCTATTCATCATGAGCCATGCTCGCCGTAACACATCACATTGTAGTCCAAATTGCGGCCATTGGCTGTGGTTATGGTTCTATGTTTGTGAAGTATGTCGTTCTAGGGGATGACGTGGTAATCTTTGACAAGATGGTTGCAGATCGATATCTGCAAATCATGCAAGTTCTTGGAGTATCCATTAATCTCCTGAAGTCGGTACAATCAGAGTTTGGTTGATTCGAGTTCGCTAAGCGGATTCGGAACGGCCATGTAGACGTGACTCCTCTTGGAGCCAAGGTTCTAGTCATGGGGTTCCGCTCGTGACACTGTCTTCCAATTCTATACTTTGATCTGTTCTCTAAGAATGGATCGGTTACGTTTGGGACAGCTGTGACATGAGTACGACAGCTAATCCATCACAACCGGATTAGCTGAAGCCAAGCCCAAAAGGTGCTCTTTGCACTATTTGGACCTGGAGGAACTCTCTTTCACCTACTTCCTTCGACCGTGCTTGATGCACTGGATTTTGGGATTGTAGTGGGTGGAAGTGCAATCACAGACCTGCATGAACGTATCGAACTCTATCGAGTTGAAACGTATCTTACAGATATCTGGGATATGCGGATCCGTGCAGAGCGAGATCTTAGCCAATGAACCTTTAAGGTTGTACAGCTACTCACTCCGCCGTCAAAGCAAGAAAGTCATAGCCGCGTTTACAACGTTGCTAATTTCTTTCTAACTCTGTTCAGTCTTGGGACTTGACGCGAACTTTACGTACTTGTAGAGAATACATTTACGTTTAAGGGCGTGGAAAGTCTTAAGAAGATTGGATTTAACGACCGAGTCGAGGGACTTAATTTCGAAGAAATTTCGTTTAACGACTCAGTTGAAATGGTTAAGCAAAGTTCACCTAGTGTTCTTTACCAAACCTTTAATCCTGTCCGTGAAGAAGACAAGAAGATTCGAATTACCGATCTTGCTAAGTCAATTATGGTTTTCAATGACCAAATTGAATTTATTAAGAATCGATCGGATCTTCAAGACCTTGTTCATGGAGGGTTTATTTCTGGTCCGGTTGATGAGTCGTGAGTACGAACTCATCTTCTGGAAAAGAAGTAGATTCGGAAGTTGCTCTTCCACTGATCAACACCAGTTATAAACTGGGAGTTTCAGAGTGTAGTGAGCTAATTCACTTGATACCTGATATCGCTTACGCGAGGGGCGGGTGTCGTATCT